TCTCACACCACTCTAACGAGTGGTACATAAATTTTGAATCGCAACCCCGAATTTTCACCATTTCTGATTACGCCTCTTTCTCTATCCCGCCCGAGTTCATGGGCTGGTACAGTGCGTACCAAGCAATCTTGCACAATGGACAAAGTGCATATGACCGCCACCGCTATCAACGTGCGGAATTGTTGGCGCTCGTCCCGCAGTTGGAAGATACTGTTGAGGAGCGAGCTGTCGACATTAGGTGGTCTCTCGCCAACGCGCTGCATTGGGACTTGTCCCAACGTTTCGGTCGCGCTTCTGTCCATTCCAATATTGACTTCTCGCACGCCCTGATTGAACTCAGGCGGGCTTGTGGCATCGCTCTCGGCACTGCTTCCTCCCGTACGGAAGCACGACTCTCACCGGCAGCGATTCTCCAAACCTGTCAACTTGATGCAGCGCGCAACTTTGCCGCTCTTCAACCTTCTTCTGAATGGCACTCTTGGACTCTGGAACGTGAACTGGCGCAAATCCTTTGGTTCGCAGAAGCATCTACTACGCAACTACTTACCGTGACTGATGCACTCCGTGACGTCAATCTTGACCCGGGTTTTCTTGCGCTTCAGTTTTTTGCACGCAGTAATTTTCTCGATGTCAAACCATTCAATGTTGAATGTTTGACCCACCCTCCCGACGCCGAATCCTTTGTCGCGCCCACGTTGGACTTTGATCTGCATGCTCTCGCGTCTTGTGAATTCCTGGCCTCCATCGGTTATCAATTCGAGCGCATCTCGGTTGAGCCTTTCTCCCTTGGCCCTCGCGAAATTGTCACCATTACTTACACGACTCGTAATGCACGTGAGAGACGCGCACTCCTCTTTTACGCTAAGCGCAGTGCCCCTGATCTTGCATACCCGGATGTTAAAGCTGTCGATTTCGACGTGCTCTTCAATGAAATCATCCGTGCTAATGGTGTCACGATCAACGCCCCACCCGCGCGTCGCGTTGGTGGACCTGGTGACTGCTGGAAAGCTCTGCCTACGATGAAGGAGCCATCTGATTGGGAGATGACCACGACCGAACTCGTTGAACGCATCGTCTATTTTGTCAATATGTGTGATGAACGCCTGTCTGACTACTTGGTGTTCTGGTCACGCCAGGAGGATCTTGACTTCCATGTCGTCGCGTGTTCCCGGAAAACTCAATCCGACTGCCCCTGCTTCCAAAAGGGCCTTCCGAAACATGCGCGCCTTTCTTGCCCATTCACCGGTCTTGACGATTTCGTCAAGGCATTGCGTGAATGTGAACCCGGTCAAATCTTCCTCGTCGGTCATGAATCTGAACGCGCTTACGTCACAAGTGTCGCCGCAGATCCTATAGGTGCACTTGCCCTGTCGGCTGAAGGATTGCGAGTAGGCGCTGCAGCCCTCGTTAACCATGTCGTGGCCGAAATCCCTGAACAGCCCGTCCATGCCTTGTCACTCGACCCGCTCCCGATTGGTTCACCGCCTGTTGACATCTCTCATCCGCCTTGGTCAATTGATTTCTCTTTATTGCCAGATTGGTTGCCTTTCCATCCCGAACTTGCATCGGTCTTTGAATACTTGTCACGTGTGCTACCGTCATTGGCTAATCAGGCAACAGGTCTTGCGTTTGAACTCGGCAATATTGCCGCGCACATCGCAAGTGGTGCTCTCTGGGCGCACTCGTTGCTTCGTATCTTCTTCGTGCTGAATCAGCACCATGATGATCGCCACGACAATCGCACCAAGTACATTGCATCTCCTAGAGTTATTGATCACATTGATGATGTTGTTTTTGAAGACGCCGCTCTGCGTGTTGCGCTTAATGCGCCGATGGTTCCGCGCGGTCGTGACCGCATCGGTTTGACCTCCTGGCATATCACGGCACAGAAACTCTTGCGCGTTGAAGAGCAAGGGCGTGTTAATGGTGCTATCGCCAATTCCGCTGTAGCAATTGCGGAACGTAACCTCAACTTTGAGGACGCCCCTTACTTGCACCTGCCGAGCAATGTCTCAGAGTCCGTATTCCGACAATTCGGCGAAGCCTTCCCTGCTTTGGCAGTCACTCGCGCGCGTTTCACTCACCCGCATGGCGCTGCTGCTTCGGCACGCTTCGCAATGCATGCGCTTATTTCAGCAAAGTTAGCTCGCGATTGTGCACCAGTTTTCGGCGTCGGTCTGTCTCCCACCCAAGTCTCGCGCATTAATGACGTTGTTCATAACGTTGCGCCCATTCTCTCCGGTCGGGACTATTTTCGACACGATCTTTCCCCGTCGTTAGTTGTCCGCGATTTCGCGAACGTTGTCCGCTGTCCGTCTAAGCTGGAGGATTGCCGTCATGGCTTTGACAAGGTGCCCGTGTTCGTTGCGATGTTCTCGACGCATGACATAGCTTTCTCCGATTTTGTCTCCGCAATGGCATCGCGCGGTTCCCACACGGCGTACGTTGCGATGCACTTGCCGGTTCCTTTGCTGGACCGACGCCTTGATGAGTACTACGATGACTGCTTAGACATGCATTATCAAGTTATTGATGGTAACGTGCAGGTCACTTTTGGCGGTGGTCTTTCAGCTGGTTATGTTCATGACATGTCAAAACTCGTCACTTGGCTTATGCCCCGCGCAATTTTGCCCGGGTACCACGTTCAAGTTGAAGAACTCTCTCACGTCGGTTCCTGCTTTCTTCTCGAAGTCAACGTGTCTCCCGGTTTCCAAGAAGCCACACCCACTTCATGGTGTCTTGGCGAACCTTTCCTCTTACTGCCCACATTGCGCTCTTCATTCGCGCGCACTGACAATGATCATTTTTTCACCGTTCCTATGCGCCGTTGGCGAGCCCTGGTTTCTTTTGCCGCAACCTTGCGGTATGAAGACTTGACGTTCCAGATTATGGCGCAGAAACTCCGCGGCCTTCTCGGCGAAGTGCGAATCGGTGAGCAGGTGATTGAAGAGCGTTGGGACGTTGACACGACGCAGTTTTATAGCCTTGTGGCACACGCACTCATTCATCACTCGCGTGCCAGTTTCGACTACGACAATTGCATGCGTCAATTAGTTACATTTGAACGTGAACGTCGTGCGCGTCAGGGCAACTTCACCCAACGCGCCTATCAATACGTTGCCGATGTTTTCTCCGGTCAAATCAACCGCAAATATGGACCTTTAGACAAACGGGCTCGTGCTAAGCTTTACGACTTCCTTTTCATGACACATGCGGACAGTGACACAGACTATGATCCTTATGTCCCGCGCCATCGGTGGGACATCAGCACTGCCAATCTGCGACCGTTGCCCGCGGAACTATGCGCCAAATTCACGGTCACAACTGCGAAGATCGCCGCTCATGGCGCATGTCGGCTCATTGACGTTGCCGGCCCTGTTGCTGTGAATCTGGGCGTTGCTGCTGTTCATGCTGCTTCTGATGCTCTCAACAATGTTGTTGAGACTCTTGCCCACGTTTGTGATCCGCCGCCCGTTATCAATCTTACGCCGCATTTCCCACCTCAAATCGTCCCGACGCCGTGGGGGCGTGATCGTGACGATGTTGAAATCCTTGTTGAACATCATGCCCTCAATTTTGATGAGCCTGACTTCGACTTGGTTTTCTGCGCACCGACGCCACCGCGTGACTTTGAGCGTGAAACTGCTTTGATTCTCAACTACATTGAGATTAACGACTTTGACCAACCGCCAATCCCGGTTGCCCCGTTTTTCAATTTCCATTTCCCATCCCCGCAGGTTCAACGTGACGATGCAGCTCAAGTTGCCCTCGCAGAATTAGAAGATGAATTGGAGTACATCGATTTTGGCGTTGTGCCTGTCGTGCAACCTGCCCAAGTTGCTGACCACGCTCAAGCCTTCGCTCAGATCGAACGCGAAGTCGATGAAGCAAGTGTCCGATCTGCCCGCACCGATGTGGCTTTATCCAATGCACCATCTCGCGCTGCCACGCCGCCGCCAGTCGCTATACCGCAGCCTGTTGTCCCTGTTTATGCCGGTGTGCGTCCGCCTGTCTTCAATGTGGATGCCGCACCTGTCTGCTCCCTGCTGAACATTCGTGTCTCTGACCATCTCATCACTGACGTCCCTCTCAACTTTGAGGGTGATTGTTGGCCGCCTCCTGCTGTTCGAACCAGAGGCGCTGATGCGTTTTTCGATCAATTTGCGGACGAGGGAGCATTCCGAGCGGCGCATGATCTGGGTGGCGGTCGTTTCTTGACTTGTCTTCCTGACAGTGGTTTGTACAAACTGCTTGATGTTGTTATGTATCCGGCAGTGACTCGCACTGTCCCTGTTCCGAATTTCTTGAATGTGCCGCGGGGTGACGATGATCTCTCCAGGCATCTGCGCAATTTTTTCCAATCGAGACTTATCCGTGGTCCTGCCCGCGTTCCTCAATTTGTTTTGTCTGGTGTTGCTTCTTCTGCCAAGTCAACTTTGCTTCGGCAGTACGTTGTTGATCGCGACTTGCATAATGTTCTCGTCGTCGTGCCATCCAATGCCTTAGCTGAGGAATGGCGTCAGCTCGCTGACAGGCGTTTCACTGTGATCACGCAACATTGCGTGCCACTCTATTCCAAGCATCCGTACATCATTGTTGACGAAGCCTTCACCATGGACATGCAGACTCTAATGGCTTGGTGCTGTATTGCACGGGTGTTCCAGGCAAAGATTATCCTCCTCGGCGACCACACGCAGCGCGTTAGCGAGGATGGTCTCCCTCATGTGACCCATGAACTTTTCGTCGCACGCAGACTGCACATGCCGGTCGCTAATGCCGTACCTCATGACGCGTTTACTATCTATCACAGTCTTTTGCCTTTTGACGCTCTCCGCGATTTCGCTCAGACGCGTTCTCCTAGACCGCGATCGATCGTGTTTGTCCCGCGCGCAGATTGCGCTGGTGCATATCCGCTCGCCGACATGTATCTTAAGGCACATCAGCATGCGGCGCTTACTTTCCGCGGTCAAGATGCGATCACGATTGGTAGCTCCCAAGGAATGCGTGCAACCAGCGTTGTCCTCACCGGAGATGTGTCAAATGCACAGGCCATGTGGTATTTCAATCGTCCTGGTGCTCGCATTGTTGCCGTGACACGCGCAACCACCGTCACATTCGTCTTTGGCGATCAAGTCCTCAGGGATGCTTTTGTTGGTGGTGGCGACTGGGACCCGATTCCTTATGTCGGCGCACTTGCTGCACGCGATATCAAACCCTTTTGTCTGGATGAACTCGTCAAGCCGCAAGTCATGTCGGATGAGATGCGTTTGAGGACAACTTTGTCCTCATTTGGTTACCTCGATGTCTCCGACAGCTTGATCACGCGCAACGTTATCAGTGACACGCACTTTCAGGAACGTCGTGCATCTGTGTTACCGGTTTTGCCCGCTGAGCTTCAGTCGCTGATTTTCTCCAAAACGAATTTTTCAACGGCCAAGGAAGCAGGTGAACTCATACCGTTCCAGATTGCTCGGCCCGTACGCCTCCGCAAGATCGGTGAAATCGGTCCGCTTGTGATGCGCACCGATGTGCTGTCCAATTTTTATGAGGGATACAAGATGGGCGATGTGCAGGTGTCCAGTTCACAATTTGAATCTTTGCGCAATTTTGCGTTGCGAAATCTTGAACCCGTGCACCCTTTCGGCATTTCGATTAATGATGCAACGAATGCTTCAATCTTGGTTGAACGCTTTTCCCGGACTTTTCTTTCCAAAGATGCCACCCTCAATCTTGAAGGTGACTTTGCGAAGTATTGGTTCTCCCGGCGCTCCCCTGCGATCTTTCAACGTGCGGAGGAGTTTTTTGGCGAAACTAGTCGTAGCGTGACTTTCTCTTCTTTCCTAAAGACGCAGGTCAAGGTTAAGCCCGCAGCAGGTTTCGCCGCAGGCGTCAATTATGGACAACAGATCGTTTCCCACGAACTCGGTTACGCCCTTCGCATGGCCGCTTCCCAGTCGATTGCTTTTGCGCGCGCTGGCAGAATTCTTCGTGAAGGCGTCATTTTTGACATTGGTTACTCCGACGATGAACTTGCGCGCAAGTTGCGTTCGCTTGGACCCGATTTCGAAAAGTGCAACACGCAGATCGATCTCTCGCGTCAGGACAGTTCACATGACGCGGTTCAAGTGCTTTGCTTTGCTTGGTTCCTTTCAATGGTTGGCGTTGACGATGAAACTATCAGCCTCTATATTGCCATGCGCTCCAGGTACGGTGTCAAGTCTCAAGAACCTCACTTGTTTCGCGGTGAAATCGCTTGGTCCTTGCCATCCGGCGACCCGTTCACCCTTCTTGCCAATTGCGTCATGACTGCTTTCTCAATTTTGGGGAGGTACAGCGAACGCGATTTATCGAAGTGCGTTTATCTGCAGAAGGGTGACGATGCTCTTTTGAATTGCCGCCTTGAGTTGCTCCCGGAACCACTGCGTCTTGCGCGCAATGTGAAGTTCAAGGTCGCATTTGACACTTTGCCGTATCATGCAGGTCGTTTCTGGTTGGTGGATCATTTCGTTGCAGATCCCATCCGCGTCTTTTGTCGTCACTTTGCCAGGCTCGCAGACCCGAATGTTACAATTGCCGAATTGCACCAATCTTTCGTGTCCCGCTCCGTTACGTTGTCGCATTCTGACGAACGCATTATCTCTTGCGCTTTGCTCGCCATGTATGACGGTTGGTCGAACGAAGATGTCGACGTCGCACTTCGTTGTCTCGTTTCACTCACGGATTATGACTTCTTCGCATCTACGTGCCTCCATGTTGCAAACCAGCGCAGGGTGTACAATATGCCCTTTGACTGCGCGTTCCGTTTCGCACGTGATGTCCTGAAACTTGACTCGAGGTCCGCCAGGTTGTTTAGGACATTTGATCGCGATCGAATCGGCAAGATTTTGCGTGACAACAATTTTGTTGTTCACTTTGTCGATGACTTTGCTGGACAAATTGCCGATCATCCATGTGTCTTGCTAACTGAAACGCACATCATGCTCATACTGAATCTCGACGGTTCTCTGCCTCACAATTCCAGCAATGAGCTTAAGAATTCAATCGTTCAGTCATGCCTTCTACCACTCACGCAGTCAGCATCACTACCAGCAACTTCTGCGTCAAAGTCATTGGGACGGATATCGAAGACTTATCTGGCGACATCGCCAGATACAGTTCTGTCGTCATTAAATCCGTCAAAGTCAGGGGGGTCGTTTTTCCATCGACGCGAACGGTTATCGTTGTCGGTTGCTGGCCGCAAAACCTCTCCGGCGATGAGGACTTTGACGCGGCCTTTGGCCTCTCTTACGCGCGTTTTGCCGTCAGCAACCAAGACGGTCCGACCACTATCGAGTTCGACATTGATCTCACCGGACTCATCACCGACCTGCACGACTATGGGCACTACGCCAAGCCCATGGCATTCTATGCATACCACAACCGCGAAATCACGGGCAACGTCACGCTCGCGAACATCGTCTTCGACGTCAAATACGACGTCTCGGGGGTCGGGCGCAATGTTGCGCTCACCTAACTTTTTTGGCGTTCTTGACTTCGGTCTATAGTTTGTGGTTTTTGTTTTTTAAAATCCAAGTTTCTGTACAATGAAACCTAAATCCCTTGCCGTTGCAACGGCATTGCTCAACATTGCGGATATTCACCGCATAGGGACCAAAAAAAAAAAAAAAAAAA